GAGTGTGGGCAGACGGTGCAAACGAAGCAGGCACGTTCGACAGGCTCGTGTACGAACCACTGGTCGCCACGGACGCCAGCCCGCTCACGTCAGCGGCTGCCAGCGAGATGGCTCCTGTGCGACCTGCCACGCTCTGCACCGGGGCAGCCGCCGCCGCCGACGCGGTGAACGAAACTATGTCCGCCGTGGAGTGAGTGTGAGCCGAGGGGCTGAACGTCGCCGGTACGTTGCTCAACGCCGTGTACGAGATCGTCGGGATGCGGGCAATCGCAAACGTGCCAGCGGTCACGTCCGCCGCCTGGAGCACGACGTTGCCAGCGCGGCCCGCCACCGATTGCACCGGCGCGAAGCCCGCCACGGCAGCGGTCCCGTAGGACGCGATTTGAAACTGTGCCGCACTGGTCGAGATCGTGATCCCGTCTCCAGCGGTCAACTGGAACGTGCCGAAGGCATTGGTCGCCGTTCCGGGAGCCACGAGAAACCCCGCCGGGCCGATGCCGCCACCGACCGTGATTGCAACGGCGGTGCCACCAGACACGCTCACGCCCGCAGCCGTGCTTGAGACAACTACGTTAATGCTCATGGGGCAAACGCCGTCAGGGTGCCAGAGAGATACGTCCGCGTTACGAGGGCAGGAGAGACGCCACGCAAGTACCAGCGGTATTTCGTCGTGGGCACGAACGCAGCCGTTTGCAACTCAGTCAGCGAGAGGTTTAGCTGACCAGCGGCAGCGTTCACCGCTGTCACCGTGAACGTCGCCCGTGTCGTGCCCTGCGTGTTCACACCGCTTGGGTTTGCGAAAGAGATCGTGGTATTCACCTCGTAAACAATCGCCGTCCATGTGAACGAAGTCACGTCGATGTCGAGATCGGCGAGCATCCCAAATTCATCGCCGACCGTGAGCGAGATATTGAGCGTGCCCGGCAGTGCGATGAACTCAGCCATGACTTCAACCTACCGTTTTGGGTGTGCTGCTTTTAGAACGGCGGCGTGCCGAAGAGGGGCTGGAACGCCACCTCTGGGTGGACGCGGCGATAGAGAATGTCGGGGGCCACGCCCGGCGACTTGATGCTGCCGTTCGTGTTGAGAGCGACGACGTTGGCTGATGCGACTTTTTCGTTGCTCTCCGGGTCGGTCACATACGCCCGCTTTTTTTGGCTGCCCTCGATGTAGTTCCACCCGACGTTGGGCAGCATGAGCCGCCACCCGCTCTGCCGGTACGCGAGTTCAACGCTGACGGACCAGTATTTGACCTCAGCACCGTTGACGACTTCGACCTGCTGCTGGCCGCTGATCCCCTGACATTTCCACTGGTACGCGGCAGCCCCAAGAAACGCATCGGAGTTGAGGGCGTTTGTGACCTGTGCGGCGAGCCCAACAGGGAAGACTGCCCGATTGCCACTGATCGTCGCCCGCAGTTCCGCCTCTTCGGTCATCGCCCCTTCGATAAAGTCGAAAGCGGAATTAACGAGAGGCCGGATGTCTGCGTTCCCACTGCCCTCGTAGTACGCGAGAGCAGGAATCGCCGCGCCGCCGGTCGAGAAACTCCAGATGTCGGCACGGGCCAGCGGGTTCGGATCGCTGTCTGCCGTGCCCTGAGCAGGCACCTCGTAGCTGTACGTGACCTCGACGTGGAACCGATCGAGTTCGTTGAGTGAGCCCTCGGTGCAGAGCAGATAGCCGTATTCGGGATGGCTCGCGCCGTGGAAGATGCCGATCGCATTGAGCACCGTCTGCGTATTCGTCGGCCCGTCCGTGGTCGCGTGGTACTTGATCTCCGCTGTCGGCGACTCGCCGAATCGGTGCGTGAATGTTCGCGGTAGGACTTCGCGGGTAGATAGGACAGCCATCAGTTCGCCCCCACGATGTCGACGACGCCACCCAACTCACGGATTTCCTTGGCGATTTTCTGGAGTTCGCTCAGTTGTTTGCGGTACTCGGCAATAGCCGGGTCTTCTCGCCCTGTCGCCAGCCGCAGGAACTCGCTAATGCCGGCCCCCGTCCGCACGTCCTCGATCTGAAGCGGTTGCTGCGAGACTTGGGAGAGAGCCTGAATCCGCTCGGCATCAATCTCCGCAGCCCGCTCGGCATACTGCTCATTCAGGTCGCGGATCTGCTCCGCAGTTCGCAGGGCGTCATCGAAACCACGGCGGATCGCGTCGGCGGCTTCCTCAAACGTGTCTGGGTCGATGACCTTCGCCTCAAGGTCGAGTTCCAACTGCCGCAGTTGTTCCTGCGCGGCCGCGAACGCCTCGGGGGCGAGTTCAAAGTTGTCGAATGTGAACGTCTCGTCGAGACGCCCGCGAACTTCCTCGATCGCACGAGCGGCATCGCCAGACGAAAAACCAAACTCGACCGTCTCTTGGGCGGCGGCTTCCGCCTGGTCGAGAATGGCAAGGCGTCGTGTTGCCGCTTGCTCTGCCGCAGCGTCACCGGCGGCACGGGCCGCGACGATCGCCGCCTCGGCTTCCTCGATCTGGCGTGTCACAGCAAGCAGGTTTTCCGCAGCCGCTGTTGCTGGGTCTTCGCCGCCCAGCCTCTGGTTGGCGATAAACGAGTCGGCTCGCCGCTGGTCGGCTTGGATCGCAGCATCTGCGGCACGCTCGGCTGCCTTGGCTCGATCCTCTTCTGCCTTAGCAAGTTGCTCCAATGTCTCAATCTGACGGTCATACGCAGCCTTAGCCTTGTCGACCTCTTGAGCAAGGGCAGTGCCGTTGAGAATGCCTTGGTCTGCTTGGTCCTGAAGTTCACGCACGGCTTGCTGGAACTCAAACGCCGCCTGAATGCCCGCATCGCCAAACTGCAACGCATCATCTGCGGCAGAGTTCAGTACCTGCTGGGCACTGGCAATCGCACGCTGAATGTCTTGAAAGTTCTGGTCATCCTCGCGAGCTAGTTCCTCCGCCAGTTTTGCAGCCGATTCCGCCGCTGACTCCGCAGCCGACGCAACGCCACCGATAGAAGTTGTTGCTTCATCCGACGAGAAAGACCACTCCAGCAACGCACCCGCCGCAAGCCCGAAGCCAGTGACGAGAACGCCAATCCCTGTAGAGTTGATTGCACCGCGAATCGCCACGCCAAGAGCCGCAGTCGATACTGCCGCCGTTCCTGCCGACGTTGCATACGCGATAGCCGCCGCAGATGCCGCCGTGAAGAACCGTGCCAGATTCGCCACGGCACCGACAAGAATCTGGCGATTGATGAACGCGATGCCAGCTCCGACCGCTGGCAGGATGCTTCCGCCAATCGGCTCCAGCACTTGCTGCACAAGTCGGAACGCACTGGCAATGATGTCTGCGGCAACGCGGGCCGCAGCGCCGACAGCCTCAAAGAGATTGCCGAGCGTATCCATCTCAGGCGCGAGAATGTCGCCGATCGCACTGGCAATCGCATTGACGCCGCCGAGGAAATCGGCAGTGCCTTGCGCGATTCCTTCAGCAAGACCGAGAAATGGCAGCGTCAGCTCTTGTCCTAGCCCACGAGTCGCCACCCCGAGAGCGTCAATGCCAGCACCAAACTCTGCCAACCTAGCCCGGTCAAGATCGCTCACCGACGACCCAAGCCGCTCAATGTCACTCGCCGCACCGTCTAGCTCGTTGAAGAATGGCAGCAACTGCACGCCAGAGCGACCAAATAACGCAATCGCAGCCGCCGATCGCTGGGCAGGATCTTCGATCGTTGCCAGCCGCTCACCAATCAGTTCGATTCTCTGCTGTTCTGAAAGAGCGCCGAACTCGGCAACCGTCACGCCCAACTGACGCAAGGCGTCTGATGCTTTCTTGCTCTCTTCATCGCCACTCGCCAGCGTGTTTTGCAGTCTCGCAAACGAGCCGCTGAGTTGCTCGATCGAAACGTCCGCTCGATTGCCAGCCTCTTCAAGCACCTGCACGAAATCGAACGAAACTCCAAGCTGGTTGGACAGCCGTCCGAGCCGCTCAACGCGATCTTCCAGGGCGACCAACGAACTAGCAACAGCCGTTGCCCCAGCCCCAAACGCCGCCACCGCAGCCAGCCCCGCCGTGAACGGATTGACGAGCCCGGCAACGGACGTGCCAATGCTCGCGAGCCCTTGGCCGATGCCACCAGAGAAGACCCGTCCCAACCCTTCGCCCGCACTCGCCAGCCCAGAGAGCCGACCGGCGACGTTGCCGATCGGGCCGGGGATCGCCGCGAGCACGCCGCTCAGTTCGTTGAACTTCAGCACGCCCGCGTCACCGGCACCATCTGCCGCGTCTTCGTAGCGGGCTGCCGCCACGGTCGCCTTCGCAAAGGCTGCCGCTGATCGCTCGACTGCCTTCGCGTAGTCCGCTTCAGTGAGAAGACCAGCCGCTACGAGCCGATCGAGTTCCGCGACCGAGGCAGCGTAGTCGCGGCTCGCACGCTCCTCGGCAGACAGATTCGCCTCAATGATCTGAGCGGCACGGGCGGAATCGGAAGCTCGCTGTTGATCGACGCGAGCGGCCTCCGCCTTCGCACCGCTGGCGTCGTCAATCGCCCGAGCGTAAATCTCTTCTGACAGCACACCCGCCCGGTTGAGTTCCTCAACCTTGGCAATGGCTGCCGCCCGGCGTTCTTCGTCACTGGTGTATTTCTGCGTGATGCGAGCCGCTTCCGAAAGCAACTGCTGATACGCCGCTTGCTCGTCGACCAACGACTTGACCTGAGCCGCCGTCTCGTCCGCGTTGGAGTCGACATTGAACTCCACTGTGCGTGACTCGACCGCGTTGATGACGGCGGTGAGTTGCTCGATCGACTCGACGCCCAGCGTCTCGGCGAGGAGCGTGATGTCTTTTCCTTCGACGCTGTCAATGAGCGATTGGGCTTCCTCGATCGACTCAAACCCGGCAGTCGAAAGCTGTGCCAGCACTTCGGTGCCGTCAATCGCTGCCAACTGCTGGCGGGCTTCCTCGATCGACTCGACACCCAGCACTTGCAACAACGCATCGATTTGCCGCCCGTCCACGCCGTCAAACCGCTGCCGCAGGTCGTCAATCGAATCGACGCCCGTGATCTGCAACGCCGCTTCGATCTGCGTGCCCTCAAGGCTGGCGATTGCCGCTTGAAGGTCCGCACTCGCCGCGATGCCTTCACGAATCCCGAGCACCTCGACAGAGAGCGTGCTGGCGATGTTGCCCGCCTGAATCTGAGCGAACTGGCTGCGGTACTCCTCGATCGAGATCGCCCCAGCATCGAGTTGCCGCTTGAGTTCAAGAATCGCCTCGGCACTGCGTTGCGCCGACGACGTGGAGCCAGAGACGGCATCGGCCACGCCACCCGCCTGCCGATTGAACTCCTCCAGCGAGATGGCACCCGACTGCAACTGCTCCCGCAGCGGAGCGATCGCCTGAGCGAACCGTTCCGCCTGCGTGCCGTCGAATCCGGCGGTCGACGATGCCACGGCTCGTCCGTAGGTCTCCGCGTCGATGGCTCCTTGCTGAAGCAAGTCGCCAAGCCGATCAAGTTGGGCGACACGCCGCTCCTCTGCGGTTGCCGTCTGCTCCGTGATCCGTGCCCCTTCGGCGAACGCAGCCGCCGACTCGCGAGCCGCGCCGACAATTGACTGAAGTTCCGTGACATACTGCTCGGCAGAAATGACGCCGTCTTTGTGGGCCTGCGACAGAGAAGACGTGTCGGTCGCAAACTTTAACTGCGCCGCTGCTGCTGCGCCGCTAGTCGACGCCAAGCCAGAGAAAACGCTTGACGCTTGAGTGACCTGCCTGCCAAGGTCTTTCAACTGGCGATCGACCTGCGACAGCCCTTTGGCCATGCCGCTGGCATTCGCCGAGAACAGCACATTGAGTCCAAGAGCATTTGCCATCAGTCACCCGCCAGATCTTTCGCCAACTGTTCCAACGCTGCTTGTATCTGCAACTCGTGCTGCGGTGCCTTCACCACCGGAATGAAGTCATCGACCTTCGGCGTCCGCCCTCGCGGGCAGTACGGGGCGAGGGTCGCACTTGCCATCAACCCCGTCTGACGCCATGCGTCGGGCAATGGATGGAAGTGCCGATGGATCGCAACCCACTCGGCGAACTCCCGCGAATCCATTTCCTCGCAGAGCCGCTTGACCGTCATTCCGAGATGTGCCGCCAGACGGAAGAGAAAAACTCGCGTCGGGCGGACTGCTAGTTTTTTGCGAGTTCCTCCACGTCTTTGTCGGTCAGGGCGTTGTGCTCCATCGCCTTCGCCCACACCCTTGACATCACCTTCGCCGACTTCTTCGCCAACTGCTCGACCTCAGCATCGGAAAAGAGCCGATCGCCCTTTTCGTCACACAAACACTTGGCAAGAAACTTCGTGCGGAAATTGTCGACGCCTTTGCCTTTGTTTGCGACCCAATCGTTCTCGTAGGCGTCCCGCTCGCCGCAGGTCATCACGCGAATGAAGACGCTGCCGCCCCATTCCTTGACCTTCATCTCTAAGAGTCCCAGGTCATCCGCTGCAAGAATCTGCTCTTTCGTCAGTGCCATTTTTTCCTCAAACGATTAGGGCAAACGTGATCGAGTACCGCGTCACGTCGTTGGCCTGCGCCGTGGCAGACACGCCCGTACAGACTGCCTTCTCCGTCAAGGAAATCCCGCCGCCACTGATCGTGAGCGTGCCATAGGCTCCATATGAATAGGAGCCGCCGAGAGCCTCGACGGTCACGCTGCCGTAGTCCTGGGCGTAGCCGCCGAACGTCCTGCCAATGGGGATGGAGCCGCCACGGTCCATCGAGACGCTAACGACCTCCGCGAAGGTCGCGCCGGTGAATGAGACCGAACAGCCCTGCGAGTAAGTCGCCACGGAAACCTCCGTAGCGGACTAGACCCGAGCTACCCGGAACGTAGCCTGACCACGAGTCGCGTCGTTCGTCGTCAGCGTGACAGACGACGAAGCCACGGTCGCGGCAGCCGACAGAGCAAGCCCGCCAGTAATCACGAGCGTCCCGGTCGCCCCATCGGTAATCGGAGCGGTGCCAAGGTACTCGATGCTCACCTCGCGGCCCGTGTCGGTGGCGGAACCCTTGAGCGGACGATCCATCGTCAGCACGTTGCTGCCGGCCGACTGCCCGAGGTGGGACACGTCGATCGTGTCGCCCGCCGACACGTCGTTCATCGAGTAGGTAACGGTCGTCACGGTGTAGGTCGTGCCGCCGAACGTGAGGGACGTGCCTTGCGCGTGCGATGCCATATTTAAGTCTCCACCCAAAAAACGTCGTAAGTTTGTCGGACAACGTAGAGCGATTCCTCGGAGCCGTCGACTTCCACAAGGTCGTCGGATTCGTCTTCGAGAGTCGCCTGCCGTACAACCGTATTTTCAATCTGACCGGCGTACCCATCCAGAACGCGGCGAGCCTTGTCCGCCAGATCGCGGACGGATTCGTAGGTCGTGCCGTAGTAGCTGAACTCGACCGTGACGCGGGGCAGCCCAGCCGGGCCGCTCATGGTGGGCACGCGGAGAATGCGAGCCCGACGCCAGATGGCAATCGGGAACTGAATTTTTGCCGAGCCGGTGTAGCGGAGCGGATAGATGCGACCGGCAAGCAACGCCTGCACATCGGCATTGGCGACCAGGGCGTTGCGGAGCACGGCTTCGGGGGATTTGAGCGCCATTAGAACGGTCCCTGAAGTGACTTGATCTGGTCGGCAAGCTCGCGAGCGGCCTTGTCAAAGGCTTTCGTGAGTTCCTGCACCATCAGGCTTTCGACGCGGGATCGCGTCTGCTCCCACGCGGTGCGGATCGGCGGTCGGCCAAACGAGCCGCCGACCGGCATCTTTCCCGTAGAAACCAGCCGGCCGTCTTTCGTGCGTCGAAAACGCTCTTTCGTGCCAAACTCGACAAGCCCCTGGTGATAGCCGAGCTTGGTACGGTCATATGGCTCGTTCATCTTCCGCCCGCTCTTGAACCCGATGATGGCGATACCGACACCCGTGCGAGGGTATCGCTTGCTCTTTACCGCGATCGACCGCTTGAGGTTCCCGGTCGGCCCGCGAGGCGTGTTCGCCCTCAATGCCTGGAGCGTGCCGCCCTGTTCAGCCGCTCGCCGCAGGGCAGCCGCCATGTGCTTTGCCGCAAGGTTGTTTGGCAGGACGAGAAACTGATTACGGATCTGCTCCAGCCCTGGCACGTTCGTCGTGATGCGGATGCCGACTTGTTCAGCCATCACCGCTTCTCCACGCAGATCGCCTCGTGCTGCGATCGGTTGCCGTGTTCGAGGAGGCTCACGATCTCCAGCGTCCGCCCCCGCCATGCGAACCGCTCGCGGCTCGTCAGCCCCGGCAGGTAGCGGAGCCGCACCTTGTGCGTGATCGCGGCGTCCTGCTGCCCAGCCAGCAACGCTTCCCGAGCCGACGAGTCGGACCACGCCAGCACGGTCTCGCCGAGGGCATTGGTCGTGCCGCTGGCGACCTGCACCGTGACACGCTCGCGGAGTTCGCCCGGTCGGATCATTCCCCTACGGTAGACGGGCAGGGCGGGCTACTGGCAGTTTCGACGCTTCCTGACGGCAGTAGGGTCATTCTGTCGGCGGCGACGGCAGTGGCATCCAGTGGCTTGGCCCGTTGGGTATCACCCAGCCGTACAGCGTATCGATCCACTGGCCGTCGCGGCGGTATCCAAACACCACTTTGTCTCGCCACGCCAGCACAATCTGACGGTCAGCCGGAAACCGCCCGCTCACGGGAATCCAATCGGTGTCTTCTATCTGCACCGTCACGTTTCCATCGCACACTGACAGCGTGGCGTCCTGACCCGCGAGCCGCCGGATAGCCTCTTTTAACTGCTCGTTTTCTGCTGCCAGTTCGTCCATGTCCCTACTCTCCGTCTGTGTGGTCACACCAGCAACTCTATCAACTCATGCGGGATTTCCTCCCGAATATTCTCAAGCACCCGCCGCGTCTCGTCCGAGAGTTCGCCGTATTTGAGCCTCTGTCGTATCGACTCGCGGATTCCCTCCAGAGCGATGAGAGCCTCACGGCCAGCGAGGGCGTAGCGGTGTTCTCGCTCGTCGTCGGCGTCGGAGAGGTCGAAGCGGAGGATTGCGGTTGCCATAAGTTGTCACTTTTCGTCACTTAGCGTGCAGTCCAGTACCGCGTCACGGTGCCGGTAACGTAGGGGCAGGGTTTTTCGTCCATAGGTTCCGCCTGTAGTGTCGGGGCGTATTGTACCCCCGTCCACCAGCGCGAGCCACCGACATTCCGCAGTTCGCGAATCGCGAACGTCCACACCTTGCTGGTGTAGAGTCACTCGGCAGGCGGCGCGATCACGCCTTGCTGAACGCCGACCTTCGCCACATACGCCATCAGCGAGCCGACCACCGCCGCAAGGTCAGGATCGCTCTCGGCACCGGCGAGCAGGGAATCGACGGTGAGCCACTCGCCAGCGTCTGGTGCGAACTCGCCGCCGTCGTCGGTGCTGCGGAACTTCCGCAGTCGCACGCGGGCCGTCGCGTCACCGCCCAGCGTCGGGGCTGAGATGACAATTTCCTCCACCCAGATTTTGTCGTAGGTGGCGTTAATCGACGTGGGACTAGCGGCGAGAAGCGTGGGGATCGGCATGGCTGGGTCCTACTGGAGAGTGTATTGGTGGACTTGGTCGTTTTGAGTGCCGACGATGTACATCGCCAGCCCATCCGGCCGGAAATAAACACAGCGTGGATCGTTGTCTTGAGCCTGGACGCTCCGCTCAGTGTTGTAGACCGCAGTAGAAATGTTCCACGCTGTCGACAGGTCATACTCCGTCACGTCGTCGCCAATATTCCCAACGATGTACATCCGCCTGCCATCGGGCTTGAAAAACACGCCCTGCGGCTGCGTCTCCTGCGAAGCCACGCTAAACGATTGAACAAACGTGGCAGTAGAGATATCCCACGCACTGCTGAGGGTGTACTCGTTTACGTTGTCGCTCGCTACGCCTGTCATGTAGACCCGGAGGCCGTCCGCACGGAAGTAGATCCCAGACATGCTGGATTCCTGCGCGTTAATTACGTATGCCTGCGCATACGACGCAGTGGAAATATCCCACGCAGTGCTGAGGGTGTACTCGTTGATGTCGTTGCCTGTGTCGCCAGCGATGTACATTTTTGTGCCGTCAGTCCTAAACGACAACCCTGTTGGGCTGGTGTCCTGCGTTTGCACGCTGAACGACTGCGAGAAGGCAGCCGTCGAAATGTCCCACGCAATCGTCAGGTGATACTCATGCACGCTGTCGGAGGTGTTGCCAACAACGAACAATTTGAGGCCATCCGGCTTGAAAAAAATCCCAAGCGGCGTGGCCTCCTGCGACCCAACGCTGAAACTTCTCACAAACGACGCGGCCGACACATTCCACTCCTGACCCGCCACGGCGAGGCTCTGCCACCGGAATCCGTTGTATATCCGCATTCGCCGCAAACCAGAGTGGTAGTACAGGTCGCCGGCCTCTGCGGTGGATGGCTCGGTCGCGATCGGAACATAGCGCACAACGCCGTTGTCCTTAACTCGCACTCGCTCCGATCCGCCGGTCGAAATCGCCACGGTGTCAGCGGCAGGAAACAATAGTCCGGTGTTTGCGTCCCCGGTCGGCGTGATCGCAGGAGCCGACGCGCTGCCTGCCGCTACTGTCACTTGCCCCGTGAACGTCGGGCTGTTCGCACCAACGTAGGCGAGCGAGGTGTAGGCGTCAGTGCCGTTGCCAATCTTCAGCCGGTTGGTGTCACTCTCCCAAATGACCTCCCCCGCCGCTGGCGTCGGATTGACGCTCGCGAGGTTCGCGGCGGTGCCTCGTTTGTTTTGGACGCGCGGCATTACTTTTGTTGTGTAGCGTCAGTGATTGATCAGGGCGGCCATCAGCGTTCGCAGCAACCAAACGCCAAACACGCCGCTCGCCATTCCTACGGGGATGGCGGCGAGAACCAGCGCGGCGGCGAAGGCGTCGTTGTTCATTGGTCAGGGAATTGTGCGGTCGGCGGCGTAAACCCGCCCGTGTAGCGTGCTACGCCGACCGTCAGTCGGAAGTCATCGCAATATCCATCCACTTCCTGAGTGCCAGCCGCTGACCCTGCCATTAGGCTGAAGTTGCCGCTTGTAAAGATTTGTTCAGCGAGAACTGTAGTTGTTGTGCCAGCAACCCCGTCGACAAACGAGCGGATTGTATTTCCGTGCCGCACTAACGCGACATGGTGCCACGTTGCGCTAGAAAGACTGAGGCCGGTATTGAAATCCAATGT